CTTCAACAAACTCAAGAACGCCCGCCGTGTCGCCACCCGCTACGACAAGACCGCCGAGAGCTTCCTCGGGTTCATCGACATCACGTCGATCCGACTATGGCTCCGCCATTTGTCAACATGACCTAGATCAGCTGCAGATCGACCAGCACGGCGCTGGCGGCAGCCACCTGCATGGTCGGCAGGTCGATCTTGATGTGCGAGAAGAGGTCCGAGCAGTCGGCCTTGATCCCGCCCTCGCGCAGCGCGGCTTCGATCACCTCCGCCACCACGTTGGGGCGGCTGCGGTCGAGATGGTCGGGCAGCGTGGCGATGTCGATGCGGATGGTGGTGGTGGCCATGGTCATGTCCCTGCCCTCCTTCAGCGCTTGGCCGCGGCGGCCAGCATGGCCTTGGCACCGGCGATGCGCCCGGCCTCGTAGGCGTCTTCAAGGGCAGCGCGGATCGCCCAGACCGCCACATCGTGGAAATCCAAACGGTCGCTGTTCTGGGTCTCCAGCGTCTCGATGCTGTGGAAATGCTTCGTCGCGATCTCCAGCAGCAGGGCGTCGCTGGGGGCTTTGGCGGGGGCGGTCTTGGTGGTTATGGCGTCGTCTCCGGGGCTGAGTTGCATCGTTTTCTTGGACCCAGAATCTCTCTATGCGGGAGTGTAATCAACTGAATAAGCAGATCATTTCTGTTTAACTTCAATATCTTGAGGTACATTCAATCACCATGGAAGGTATGTCCGAGCGGGAGTATTCCGCCCATTCAGGCCTCTCGCGCGGGGCCATCCAGAAGGCCCGCCGCGCCAGTCGGCTGGTGGTTTACAGCGACGGGTCGATCAACGCGGCTGCTTCTGATGTACGGCGCGCCGACATGACCGATCCGGACCAGCAACGCCGCAGCACCGGCGGCGATAGCGGGTTCAGCGGTCCCGCAGACAGCTCGTCCTACCTGAAGGCACGCACGGCGCTGACCGTTTACCAGGCGCACGACAAGCAGCTTGGCATCCAGAAGAAGAAGGGCACGCTGGTCGACCGGGCCCGGGCGGAAGCTCTGGTGTTCCGGTTGGCCCGACAGGAACGCGATACTTGGGTCACCTGGCCCAACAGAGTGGCAGCGCTGATGGCGGCTGAAGTGGCCTTGGGAGTGGAGAAACAAACCGGAACGCCGGTGATCATCGAGGCCGCAATCCTGCAGAGGGTGTTGGAAGCCCATGTCAGACAGCACCTCGACGCCCTCGCTGACCTCCGAGTTTCCCTCGGATAGCGATGATCTGACCGCAGACCAGCTGACAGACGGGCTCGACCTCGCCTTTGACGGGGCCGAGGACATTCTGCGCAGCGGGCGCAAGGGGATGCGTCCCGATCCGGATCTGACGGTGTCGGAATGGGCGGATGAACATCGCTGGCTGTCTTCGCGCGGTGCGGCCGAACCGGGGCGCTATCGTACGGCCCGCGCGCCCTATCTGCGCGAGATCATGGACGCGCTGTCGCCCCGCCACCCTGCGCAGCGGATCAGCTTCATGAAAGCCGCGCAGGTCGGCGCGACCGAGGCTGGCAACAACTGGACCGGCTTTATCATCCATCACGCGCCAGGACCGATGCTGGCGGTATTGCCATCGCTGGAACTGGCGAAGCGCACGTCACGGGGGCGGCTCGACCCCCTGATCTCTGAGTCCCCTGCGCTGCGCGAACGAGTCAACCCTGCCCGGTCACGCGACGCGGGCAATTCGATGCAGTCAAAGGAATTCCCCGGCGGCATCCTGGTGCTGACCGGCGCGAACTCGGCCACCGGCCTGCGGTCGATGCCTGCGCGCTACATCTTTCTGGACGAGGTCGACGCCTATCCGGCGTCGGCCGATGAAGAGGGCGACCCGGTCACTCTGGCGGAGGCGCGGACCACCACCTTCTCGCACCGGCGCAAGGTGTTCATGGTCTCGACCCCGACAATCCGGGGGCTGAGCCGGATCGAGCGCGAGTTCGAGGCATCGGACCAGCGCCGGTATTTCGTGCCCTGCCCCCATTGTGGGGCGATGCAATGGCTGCGTTTTGAGCGCCTGCGCTGGGACAAGGGTCGGCCTGACACCGCCGCTTACCACTGCGAAGGCTGCGAAAAGCCAATCGCCGAGCATTACAAGACGCAGATGCTGGAGCGCGGGGAGTGGCGCGCAACCGCCGTTTCCGCCGATCCGCATTCCATCGGGTTCCATATCTCGGCGCTGTACTCGCCTTTGGGCTGGAAAAGCTGGCAGCAGGTCGCGCGGGAATGGTTGGCGGCCCAAGGCTCTGAGGAAATGCTGCGTGTGGCGCGCAACACGCTCTTGGGCGAGACGTGGGTCGAGAGCGGCGACGCCCCCGAGTGGCAGCGGCTGGCCGAGCGCCGCGAAGCCTATGGCGGTGCGCAGGTTCCCGTCGGTGGTCTTTCCCTGACGGCTGGCGTCGATGTGCAAAAGGACCGGATCGAGGTCGACGTCTGGGCCTGGGGGCGTGGCCTGGAAAGCTGGCTGGTCGATCACATCGTCATTGCTGGTGGCCCCGACGATCCAGCCTGCTGGGACAAACTGACGGCCCTGCTCGGTCGGACATGGGCCTGCGCCAATGGGGCGGTGATGGTGATCGGCAAGCTCGCCATCGACACCGGCTATGAAGCTCCGGCGGTTTACGCCTGGGCACGCAAGCAGGGCTTCGACCAGGTGGCCCCGATCAAGGGCCTCGAAGGCTTCAACCGCGCCACGCCTGTGTCGGGCCCGACCTTTGTCGACGCCACCATCGGCGGCAAACGTCTGCGCCGCGGCGCTCGGCTTTGGTCGGTGGCGACGGCGACGTTCAAGACCGAGACCTACCGCTTCCTGCGACTGGAACGGCCCAGCGACGAAGATCGTGCCGTCGGCGTCCTGGACGCGCCGGGCACAATTCACCTGCCTGACTGGATCGACACCGAATGGCTGAAGCAGCTGGTGGCGGAACAGCTGGTCACCGTGCGCAACAAGCGCGGCTATGCCCATCCCGAATGGCAGAAGATGCGCGAACGCAACGAGGCACTGGACAGCCGCATCTATGCCCGGGCTGCGGCCTGGATCATGGGCGCTGATCGCTGGGACGAGGCAACCTGGCGACGACTGGAAGAGCAGGCCGGGGTGGAAACCCGTCAGGTCGCACAGGTCACGGCATCGCCTGAACCGGCAGCACTTGCGGCTCCCAAGGCCGGGACACCAACCACGCCACGGCGCAAGCGCCGGGCTTACACCCCGAACTTCATGAGGGACTGAGATGGATCTGGAACGGATGCGCGCGCTCTTGGCCGCGCTGCAGGAGGCCCGCTACGCGGGCGTCCGCTCGGTCAGCTATGACGGCAAGACCATTAATTACGGTTCGGACGCGGAACTTGCCAATGCCATCGCCGATCTGGAGGGCCGGATCGCCACCACCACCTCCGGCACCCCGCGTCGTCGGCGCTGGGGCACCGTGGCCTCGAAGGGCCTGTGATCCATGGGCTTCGACGCCTTCCGCCAGCGGCTGGGATCGATCATCGGCGGGTTTGACGCGGCCCAAGCGCATCGTCGCCTGCGCGGGTTCCGGGCCAGCCGCGCCCATGTGAACACGCTGATCGCGGCCTCGGGCGACACGATCACCGCCCGGGCCCGCTGGCTGGTCCGGAACAATGGCTATGCGGCTAACGCCGTGGAGTCCTTCGCCAGCAATGTGGTGGGCGATGGGATCAAACCTTCGTCGACCATCGCGGATGCCGCAAAAAAAGGAAGAGTTGCAGGCGCTGTGGCTGGCCTGGACCGATGATGCCGATGCCGAGGGGCTGACGGATTTTTATGGCTTGCAGCGCCGGGCAGCGCGCGAGGTGTTCCTGTCGGGCGAAGTGTTCCTCCGCATCCGTCCCCGTCGCGCCGAAGACGGTCTGACCGTGCCGCTGCAGCTGCAGATGCTACCCGCCGAAATGCTTCCGCTCGACCTGAACCGGACCTTGCCCGGCGCCGGGCTGATCCGGCAGGGGATCGAGTTTGACGGCATCGGCCGCCGCGTTGCCTATCACTTCCTGCGCCGCCACCCCGGTGATCTGACCGATCCGGGTCTGGCTGGGGAAACCGTCCGCGTTCCGGCTGGCGATGTGATCCATGTCCTTGACCCGGTCGAGGCCGGTCAGTTGCGCGGCGTGTCGCGCTTCGCTCCGGCCATCGTCAAGCTCTTCACGCTCGACCTCTATGACGACGCGGAACTGGAGCGGAAGAAGATCGCGGCGATGTTCGCGATGTTCATCACCTCGCCCGCCCCGGAAACCCCGCTGGAACCGGCCGAGGAGGATCTGGAGGTCGAACCCGGTCAGTTGGTCCGACTCGATCCCGGCGAGGACGTCACCACCCCCGCCACCCCAGATTCGGGCGGCACCTATGAGCCGTTCCAGTACCGGACCCTCCTGCAGATCGGGGCGGCGCTGGGCGTGCCCTACGGTTCCATGACCGGAGACACCGCCAAGGGGAACTTCTCCAACACCCGGATCGCGCTGGTGGATTTCCGCCGACGCATCTCGGCCTTCCAGCATTCGGTCATGGTCTTCCAGCTCTGCCGCGCGGTCTGGGCGCGCTGGATGGATGTGGCCATTCTCTCCGGCGCGCTCGACCTGCCGGGCTATGACAGCCAGCGGCGGCACTACCAGGCCTGCGCCTGGCTTCCGACCAAATGGGACTGGATCGACCCGATGAAGGATTCATCAGCCGAAATCCTGCAGATCGAGGCGGGGCTGAAATCCCGCACCCAAGCGCTGGCTGAGCGCGGCTACGACGCGGAGCAGGTCGACCGGGAGATCGCCGCCGAACGCAAACGGGAAGCGGCGCTGGGCCTAGACTTCCGGCGTCCGGGGTCGCCTGCGCAGGGACTGGGCGAAGGCGCGGCGAAAGACGCGGATCAGGGCGACGGCAAAGACGACGAGGCCGACGACACCGGCGAAGAGAAACCCGACCTCAAGGAGGGTGCATGATGCACCACGCCCAGATCACCCCGCGCGCTTTCAATACCCCCTTGATGGTCGATCCCGCAAAGGCGCTGGCCTTCCTGTCCGGGCTGGGCCCGCGCATCACGGGACAAGAGATTACCTTCCAAGGGCTGGAGGTCGACACCGCGGAGCGAGCAGCCGCCAGCCTGCCCGCCCGGGCTTCGCTCTTCGGAAACGATCTCGCCCAGCGCCACCAGCGGAACGGCACCCAGCCCTTTGCGGTGGTCGATGGCATCGCGGTGATCGAAATCGCCGGAACGCTTGTGCACCGGGGCGCATGGATCGGGCAGTCGTCGGGACTGACCTCATACGAGGGGATTGCGGCCCAGCTGCAGGCGGCGCTGGCCGATCCCGGCGTGCGCGGCATCGCCTTGGACATCGACAGTTTCGGGGGCGAGGTCGCTGGCGCCTTCGATCTGGCGGATCGCATCCGGGCGGCCCGGGCGCAGAAGCCCGTCCACGCCTTTGTCACCGAACACGCGCTGTCGGCTGGCTATGTCCTCGCCTCCCAGGCTGACCGGATCATCCTGCCGCGCACCGGTGCTGTCGGCAGTATTGGGGTCGTGGCGCTGCACACGGATATGAGCGGCGCGCTGGACCAGAAGGGCGTGGCCGTCACGCTGATCCACGCCGGGGCGCACAAGGTTGATGCCAATCCTTATCAGCCCCTGCCTGATGCCATCCACGACCAGATGCAGCGCGAGTTGGAGGTTGTGCGGTTCCTCTTTGCAGAAACCGTCGCTGCCGGTCGTGGGGATCGGCTGACACAGACAGCAGCACTGGCAACCGAAGCGGCCGTGTTCCGTGGGGCCGACGCCATCGCCGCTGGTCTGGCCGACGAACTCGCCGATCCTGTCACCGCCTTCCGCGCCTTCGCCGCCGCCCCGCGCGGCATCACTCCCCCCAGCAGAAAGGGTCCGAAGATGACCACCCTCGCCACCGAAACTGCGGTTCCGGCCGCCGCCATTGCGACCGCACCGGTCTCGACCGGACAGCCCGTTCGCGATCAGCCTGCGGCGCCCGCCAATCCTGACCCCGCACCCGCGCCGGTTGCGGGATCCTCGGCGCCCGTTTCGCCAGCCCCCTCGATCCCGGCACCTGAAGCTCAGGCACCCACCGCCGCCACTGTCGACGCGATCCGCGCCGAGGCGGCGGAGGTGGCGCAGGTCTGTGCGCAGGCCGCGCGGCTGGGTGTGACCATCGACGCCGCCGATGCGGTCACCAAGGGACTGAAGCCCGAAGCCCTGCGCGCCCGGGTTCTGGCCGATCTTGCAGCGCGCAGCGACGCCGCTGGCATCATCGCGACAGCCCCGGCCGCAGCTGCCGCGAAAGACAGCCCGATCATCGCTGCCGCGAAAAAGGCAGCGACCGAAGCGAAGCGCTGAACGAGCGCGCGCTTCCTCCACCTTCCCCACCCCAGAACATGGAGACTGACCAATGCCCGTCCTGACGGAACAGCCCAGCATGGGCGATGTCCTCAAATATGAGGTCAACCCGAACTACACCCGCGAGGTGGTCACGCTGCTGATCGGTACCTCCTACCCCTCCGGTGCCGTCCTCGGTCGCATCACCGCCAGCGGCAACTACACCCTGTCGGCCGCGACCGGCGCGGACGGTGCGCAGGTCGCCGTCGCGGTCCTGCTTTATCCGGTCAATGCCACGTTGGCCGACGCCGTTGGCATCGTGGTTGTCCGTGGCCCCTCGATCGTCTCCCGCGCGGGCCTGGCCTACGAGGGCACGGTCAACGACGCGGCCAAGATCACCGCCAAGATCAGCCAGCTTGCCGCCGTCGGCATCATCGCCCGCGACAGCGTCTGACGCGCGACGTCGGCATTCCTTTCCCCAAATCCCCGGAGCACCCCATGACCCTTGTCCGCAATCCCTTTGACGCTGGCGGTTACTCGCTGGCCGAGATGACGCAGGCCATAAACATCCTGCCCAACCTCTACACCCGCCTTGGCCAGATCGGCCTGTTCCGCTTTGAAGGCGTCACCCAACGGTCGGTGATCATCGAGCAATACGAGGGTGTGCTGAACTTGCTACCCTCGGTTCCGCTGGGCGGTCCCGCTACCGTCGGAACGCGCGAGGGGCGCTCGATGCGCAGCTTCGCGCTGCCATGGATCCCGCACGACGACGTCATTCTGCCCGGCGACATTCAGGGCCAGCCCGCGCTGGGCGCGTTTGATGCGGCCGATCCGCTGGTCGAGGTGATGAACCGCAAGCTGCTGCTGATGCGCCGCAAGCATGCCCAGACCCGCGAATACATGGAGATGAATGCCCTGCGCGGGATCGTGAAGGACGGAGCCGGGACCACCCTCTAGAACTACTTCACCGAATTTGGCCTCGCGCAAATCTCGGTGGACTTCCTGCTGGGCACGGCAGGCACCCTCGTTCAAAGCAAGGTGCGCGAGGTTTTGCGGGCAATCGAGGACAACCTCCTCGGCGAAAGCATGTCCGACGTGCATGCCCTCGTCAGCCGCGAATTCTTCGACAAGCTGATCGCGCATCCCAAGACCGAGGAGGCCTACAAGTTCTATGCCGCGACCGGTGCCCAGCCGCTGCGCGAGGATGTGCGGCGGAACTTTCCCTTCGGCGGGATCCTGTTCGAGGAATACTCCGGCACCGTCACCCTCTCGACCAAGGCGACCGAACGGCTGGTCCCGGCGAACGAAGGGATCGCCTTCCCGCTCGGCACGATGGACACCTTCACCACCTATGGCGGCCCGGCGAACCTGCTGGAAACCGCTAACACCATCGGCCTGCCCCTCTACGCCCGCCAGCATCTCGACGAGAAGGGCCGCTGGATCGACGTCATGACCGAGGCCTCGATCTTGCCGGTGAACAAGCGGCCGCGGCTGGCGATCCGCCTGCACACATCGAACTGACGGACGCACCCATGTCCGTCTTCGCCGCCGCCATGGACCGCATCTTCACCCATGCCTCCTTGGCGGCCCCGGCCCTCTGGATCTCGGCCACCACCACCGCGGAACGCCCGATCCGCATCATCCGCCGCGCGCCCGACCGTGTCACAGACTTCGGCGCGGGCCGGTTCGTCAGCGACACGACGGTGGTGGATGTGCGCGTCGCCGACCTGCCCACCCCACGGCCGGGCGACGTAATCGTCATCGGCGCGGACAGCCATGTCATCCAGGGAGAGCCGCTGCGCGACCGCGAACGGCTGATCTGGACCCTCGATCTGAGGCCAGCATGAAGCTGAAACTCGAGATCAGCCCCAACCTCGCCGCCCTGATGCAGGCGGAAATCGCCGCGGGCGAAAAGGCCGTCACCACCGCCATGCGCGAGGCGGGCGCGGGCCTGAAATCCGCCTGGCGCGGCCAGATCACCAGCGCGGGGCTGGGCACACGGCTTGGAAACTCGATCCGGCTGGCCACCTATCCCAAGGGCAGCGAGAGCCTGAACGCCGCGGCACTGGTCTGGTCGAACGCCCCGGTGATCGTCGGTGCTCATGACGCGGGGCCGATGATCCGGTCGCGCAACGGGTTCTGGCTGGCGATCC